AAGAAGAAAAAGAAACCTGATTTTGAGAATAATAATGTTTTGAAGGCTGTTAAACTGGCACAGGCTAAAATGTTCATCTTTTTTGACATAACTGGCCACAAAAAGCCTGAAGAGGTATCACATTCTGAATCTGTCTTTATGACGGCGTGGATACTGGCTGATGCTGGTGTGTCAAAAGATGATGTTGTCAAGCATCTTATCTATTATTATCTGATGATTGACTCTGACATAACGGAACGGCTCCTCGGCATCATTGGTTATGTGGCTGAACAGGGCGCCACTTGCGGCGCTGAAAAGCTTGGTGATGCTTACAGATGTTACCTTGAGCTTGCAAAGGAAGAAGAATAAAAAGACAAGGGCCGGGCGCCTATCTTGCGGTATTAACGCGGAGGTGTCGCAATAGGTGCCCGGCGCTTTACAAATTTTTTTGGAAGGATTAGGATAGATTTTAGCGCCCCGGAGCGGGTTTCCCCGTTTCCTACTGATGCATCATGTCTCCTTCCCGTGACGGGGCGCTTTTTTGTTTGACAAAATTGTCAATGTTCGCGCAATATGCATACATAAAAGGAGATGATAATGAGAGCGCTTGAGAATCAAAAACCTTTAAAAAGTATAAAAAAGCCTGTTTGTAAGATTTCACGCACGTTATCTGTGCCTATTCAACGCCCTTGTGGTTATGTGTGGAATGATTTCGGTCATTTATTATGTATTATTAGAAATGATGTTGCGCAGGCGTACAATATGGCCATGTCTGAATCTTATTTATATTTCAGTGAGCGCGAAAATTACAAGCGTGAACATGGGAAATACCCAAAAGTAGAACAGCTTGCAAAGAGAAATGTCTATAAAAAATTGACTGAAAACTTCCCTCATATTGGGACTGGAATTCTTGCTACAATTGCAAATAAAGTTGAATCTAAATTAAAAAAAGAATATGTTGAAGTCATGTTGAAAGGCACAAAATCTGTTTCTAACTATAAGAAAGGGACGCCTATTCCAATAAGGGCGCAGGGATGGAAGGAACGGACATTTAAAAGAAAAAGAAAAGACAAGATGACTTTTCATTTATTGTCTAAAAAAGCTGAACAGTCTAAATCTCTTGATTTTTTGAAGGATGAAAAAGGCAAAATCCCTTGTTCATTCACGGTTCGTATTGCTCTTAAAAAATTGAATAATTCACAAAGGGCTGTCTATAATAGAATATGGGCAGGTGAATATAAGGCAGGTGCTATTGATATTTTACAGAGAAAAGGAAAGTGGTTTATTAATATTTCATACCATATGTTAGAAACAAAAAGGCTTGAAAAACAGCTTGACAAAAATGTTATTGTAGGTGTAGATTTAGGCATAGTTAATGGTGTTGTTTGTGCGGTGTCTAATGATGCATATGACAGACTTGTCTTGAGGAAGGATATTGAAGGTTTTCGCAAACAAATATGGAAACGAAAACATCTTGCATGGAAAAGTACAAGAAGAGGTGGCAAAGGACGGAAATACTATTTAAGGATGTCAGACTCTTTAAAGAAAAAGGAACATAATTTTAGAAATACGCTTTATCATGACTGGACAAGAAAGGTTATTGATTATGCGCTTAAACATGGTGCAAAAGTTATTCAGATTGAAGACCTGTCTGGTTTGGTTGAAGCTAAAAAGAAAATGAAAAAAGGAGTCCTAAAGAATTGGGTGATTTCTGATTTTGTTGAAAAATTGACATATAAAGCTGAAGAATACGGAATTGAGATTGTCAAAGTCAATCCACGTTATACTTCACAAAGATGTCACAAATGTGGGCATATCGAAAAAGACAACAGAAAGGAGCAATCAAAATTTGTTTGTTTAAAATGTGGACATTCTTGCAATGCTGATTTTAACGCGGCAAAGAATATTGCAACAAAAAATATTGCAGATATAATTTCCGCGAGCCTTCCGCAGACATAAAAACTGTGGTGGTTCGCGCAATGGGGCGAGTTCACGTCCTTATGTTGAGAAGTGCCTGTAATTCAATGAATTTTCATTGTTTGTGTAACGCTCAATAAGCCTGCACACAATACCGCACTATGGGAAAATGATAATGTGACAAAGTAAATCAACATAGTTCGCGCATACCGCGTTTAGACTCGTGTGATTATCGGACCTTTCCAGGTGTCAGTCACACCCTGTGCGGGTGTGTGGGTTGCAACTCTCTGTACCTGGTTAATACGTCCAGGAGAGGGCCGTCACACCCTGTGCGGGTGTGTGGGTTGAAACCCACAGGGTCAGCGCTTCCCGTATGGCAGCTAAGTCACACCCTGTGCGGGTGTGTGGGTTGAAACTCAATTATATCCAGAAGCTTTGAGTGAAGTACGTCACACCCTGTGCGGGTGTGTGGGTTGAAATGCCATGCTGGGACCGATTCGTAAGAGTTCTTCACCCTGTGCGTGTGTGTAGGTTGAAACGATTCTGATGGCTTCAGGACATGGAACAAGGGTGAGTCACACCCTGTGCGGGTGTGTGGGTTGAAACGCCAAAGTGCGCGCAATCTGTTAAGAAAGGAGGAAGTCACACCCTGTGCGGGTGTGTGTGTTGAAACCCACTGACACCGTATGTCTCCTTCCCCATGTCGGGGACGCTTTTTTAATTTTTGGAGGGCTTTTATGAAAAGAAGACGCAGAAAAACCAAAAAGAAGCACATTGATGGATTAATTCCCACTGGTTCTACCATGCTGAACTTGACTTTATCAGACAGCACAAAAGGTGGCTGGCAAAAAGGCAAAATCGCAAACCTTATCGGTGATAGCAGTTCCGGCAAGACATTTCTGGCATTATCCACCCTTGCTGAATGTTGCTATAATCCTGATTTTGACAATTACCGTTTGATATATGATGACGTGGAAGCGGCATCCGAGTTCGACCTGCGGGAACTGTTCGGGGACCTTGCAGACCGGATTGAACCCCCAGCAAGGGACGAGGACGGGGAGCCTGTTTATTCAAATTTCATTCAGGATTTCCATTATTTTGTTCTTGATGCGATTGAAGACGGGCGGCCCTTCATCTACATTCTGGACAGTCTGGATGCACTGGACGCAAAGGAGGATCAAGAAAAAATCAAGGAACAGCGTGACGCCCACAGGAAAGGAACAAAGGCAAAGGGCACCTATGGGATGGCTAAAGCAAAGGGAATGTCCAGCATGTTGCGGAACATCAAGCGCGGCCTGAAGGACACTGATTCATTTTTGCTTATTGTCAGTCAGGTTCGGGAAAACTTGGACCCGATGAGTTTTGCAAAGAAGAAGCGTGCAGGCGGCAAGGCATTAAAGTTTTACTGCACGCATGAAGTCTGGATGTCGCATATTCAAGCGAAAAAGTCAAAAGGACTTGTCATCGGCACTTCTACCCATTTGAAGTGTACAAAGAATAAATTGACGGGAAAAGTCCGCGAAAGTCAATTTGAGATATTTTATGACTATGGAATTGACGACATCGGTTCCATGGTTGACTTCCTTGTTGACGTGGGTGTCTGGAAGAAGAAAAAAGCGTCAATTGTCGCTGATGGTTTGGGCATAACTGCATCAAGGAAAAAACTTATTCAGGAAATTGAAGAAAATGGCCTACAATCGTCTGTCCGTGAAATGTGTGGTCAGGCATGGCTTGAGCGTGAAAAGGCTGTCAGACTCAAAAGAAAGCGGAAATATGGCTAAAATACTAATCATTGACTGCATGGCAATTTGTCATTATTCAAAATATGCCTCCGGCCTGAAAAATACTTCAGGGGACCCTACTGGTCTCCTGTTCAGTTTCATAGGCATTCTTGCAAATCTGAATAATCGTTTCAAGTGTGAAAAAATTGTCTTTGCTTGGGACAGTTCCGAGTCAGTCAGAAAAAAGTCATATCCACCATATAAGGATACCCGAAAAAAGAAAAACCGCACTGAAGCCGAATTGATAGAGGATCAATTGTTTTATGATCAAACAATCAGAATCCGTGATGAACAATTGACCGAATTCGGCTTCAAAAACGTATTCCATGAGACAGGGTTTGAAGCGGATGACATAATTGCACATATTACCAAAACACATAAAGATGATATTCACTTTATTGTCACTCGTGATAACGACATGTTACAGCTTCTGGCGCCACATGTCCGCATGGTGGATTACACAAATATGAAGGTCACCACGGCCACCCTGTTTGAGCGCAAATACGGCATTTCACCTCCCCGATGGGCAAAAGTGAAGGCTATTGCTGGATGCACTTCAGACCATGTTCAAGGCATCAAGGGCGTGGGTGAAAAAACGGCCCTGAAGTATCTGAAAGGCGAATTGAAGCCACATATCAAGGCATACCAGCGTATAACTTCCCCTGAAGGGCGTCAAATCATAAAACGCAATGTTCCCCTTGTGCGCCTGCCTCACCCCGAATTCAACGCACAGTACAAAATTCAAAAATCCCACCCTAATTTACTGAAATATTTCAAAAAATATGAATTCAACAGTTACATAAAGAACTTCCACAGGTTCAAGTCCTTAATGTGACAGTTGACTTTTCCCTTTTTCACTCGTATGATTTTATTCCTAATTATCAATAAAAAAGGAGTGAAAAAGGGACAATGAAATCAATACAACAAAAAAGATGCCTGAAAGTCTGCAAAACAAAAAAGGCAAAAATCCTTGTTCGGCGCCACTGGGAAGAGCGCTGGAACGTCCCTGTACTTGACAACAAGCAACGTTATTCAAGACAAGCACAATATCACCCCATATTCGCAAAAATCCTGCCTTTGCTATGCCAGTGTGACACAGAAATAATTTCCTTCACCCAGCTTGGCCAGCATTTCAAATATAGTCATAATTGCATTACAAAGTGGTCTAATTCCCCAGAATTCAAAAAAGCAATCAAAAAGTGTGAAATCATCCTGCGAAAAAGAAAACAGGACTTGTTAATAAATAGACTTCCACCAAAAGCAAAAGCCCTTGCAGAAACCTTCTGGCGCCCTGAATGGAATGATGACCCGCCAATTGAACTGAATGGCGAATCCGTATTCAATATCTACCATCCAGTATTCGCAAAAATCCTACCCTACCTGTTTGAAGGAGGACGTTCCCGAACATCCGTACAGGCAGACTTTTTTATAACACAGGAAGCATTTAGACAATGGACAATTAAATATCCCGAATTCGGAGAAGCCTATGAAATCGGAAAAACAATTTCTGCGGCTTGGTGGGAAAAACACGGAAGAGAAGGAACATTCATTCCAGACAAAAAATGCAACGCACAATTATTTTCACTTTTTATGCGGAATTATTTTGACTGGAAATCACCATCTGCACCACATGAAGAGTCACAAGAAGACATAAAACCACGTAAAATACAAATAAGCGTTATAACAAAGGAGGATTTATCAAAAAATGAATCCTGAAGTTATAGACGTTAAAATGACTGAACCACAAGTGGAAATATTAACACTTGATGTGCCCTTTCCCCTATTCGTGGGCGGTTATGGTTCCGGCAAATCAGAAGCACTGATATGGAATGCCATTACAGACGTGTTTACTTTCCAAGGTGCAAAAGTAGGCATATACGCCCCAACTTATGACTTATTGACTTTAAACCTAATTCCACGTTTTGAAGAAATTTTAGACAATGAATTATCAGTTAAATATAGTCATAATAAATCCCGTCATATTATTTATATACATGGCCAAGGTCAGTTAATTTTTAGGTCAGCGGATTTAGCAAATCGTATCGTGGCATATGAATGTTTTCGAAGTCATGTTGATGAAGCAGACCTGTTACCACCCGAAAAAGCAAAAAATGTTTGGGAAAGGATTATTGCAAGGAACAGGCAGAAGGTGCCAAAAGACATAGCACAGACATTAACGGTTACAAATAAGGTTACAGCGTATTCAACCCCTGAATCTTTTCAATTTACATATAAGAGGTGGCAGAAGGAACCGGGCGCAGGTTACAAGTATGTCAGGGCGGCCACTTATTCAAATCCCTTTTTACCAGAATCCTATATTGACAATCTACGGGATTCATATCCACCACAATTATGTGAAGCTTATATTGAAGGCAAATGGGTAAATATTTATTCAGGAAATGTCTATAAGTATTTTGACAGGGAACAGCATCACACAGATGACGTGATTGAAAAGAATGACACTTTATACATTTCACAGGATTTCAATGTGGGGGGATGCGTGTCTATTGTATATACAATCCATGATGGGATTCCTATGGCACTTGATGAATTTGTTTCTGAAGACACAGAAGAAATTATACAACAGACAAAAAGTAAATATCCTGACCACAAAGTCATTTTTTATCCTGATGCTACTGGTCAGCACAAAGATACCCGCTCCAGTTCTTCTGATATAGACATGTTAAAGGCGGCAAAGTTTCCTGTACGTGTTCCCCGTGTCAATCCTTTTGTCAAAGACCGTGTGAATGCCATGAATAGACTTTTAATGAAAAATATGATCAGAATTAATACTGACAGATGTAAGGAATTCTGTTCAGCCCTTGAAGAACAAGCATGGGATTTGAAAACAGGGATGCCGCAAAAATATGGTGAACCTGCTTCAGTTGATGACTATACAGACGCAGGCACTTATTTTATTGCCTATGAATATCCAGTGAAGAAACTTAAATCATCGGTTTCAAAACTATTAGGAACATAATAATATCATGTTTAACTATCGAACACAAATTAAGAAGACTTATAATATTGACTATTTTCTGCCTGATATAATAGAAAATAGTGGGTTTTATAATCAGTTCTATTTTCAGCATGGACCCGCAGAAATTAGAATTCCTAATTACGTCCACTATTTTCTGTTGACGGACACAGAAATTAGTGAAGCTTATAACGGCGGTTATTTTCAGATTCCGGTTTTTGAGGAGGACAGAAAATAGTGACGGTTATAATGACAACTAATTTCTGTGAGGTCTGGCACAAATTAGTGGAAACAATAACGCTTGATATTTTGTGTGTTGTGTGGCACAAATTAGTAAAGACAATAAATCAAGCTAATTTCTGATGAATAGGACACAAATTAAGGAGAGTTATTATGCCTGTTAATTCTACAAATCCCGAATATGAACTTTTTGATGATATGTGGCTGAAATGCCGTGATGCTGTTCAGGGCGAGGAAAAAGTGAAATCACGCGGCACACGGTACTTGCCCCAGCTAACCGGACAGGACACTGATGAATATAACGCTTACAAGAAACGGGCATTTTTCTATAACGCCACTTCCAGAACACTTGATGCCATGTCCGGTGCTGTTATGCGAAAACCCCCGGTGATTGAATTCCCCAAACAGGACCGACTGAAAAAGATCACCGACAAGGGCAACAGCATTCAGATGTTTTCAAAGAACGTGCTTGAAGAACTGCTAACCACTGGACGGGCTGGCATACTTGTTGACATGCCCATGGAAGGGGACGCGGCAACAAATGAATGTTACCTTTCTTACTACAGGGCCGAGGATGTCATAAACTGGAAAACCGAATTTATGGACGGTGAAGAGCGTCTAATCATGGTTGTCCTTAAAGAATATTATGACAAGGAAAAGGACGATTTTGAAACTGAAAAAAAGGAAAGGATCAGGGTATTACTGCTTGAAGATAGTACATACTTTCAACGAATCTATTTAAAGTCAGAGGGCCGGGATGATAAAAACGACTGGATACTTGATGAGGAAATAGTCCCGAAACGGAAAGGCGCCACACTTGACTTCATTCCCTTCATTTTGGCTAACCACAAGGAAATAACCACGGAAATCATAAAACCGCCATTGCTGGACCTCGTAAATATCAACTTGTCCCACTACAGGTCAGCGGCGGACCTTGAACATGGCAGGCACTTCACCGCGTTACCTACAGCAGTTTTTTCAGGGTTTCCAGAATCGAACACTTACAGGATAGGCAGTTCAATTGCCTATGTCAGTGAGGACCCGGCGGCAAAAGCATTTTTCCTTGAATACACAGGTCAGGGTTTAGGCAGTCTTGAAAAGGCACTGGAACAAAAAGAATATATGATGGCCATTATCGGGACACGGTTGCTTGACGTGCCGAAAAAAGGTGTTGAGGCGGCTGAAACCTACAAGATGCGGAATTTAGGGGAAACCAATATTTTGACATCCATTTCAACTGTTCTCGGTGATATTGTTACACAGTGCCTCCGAATAGTTGAATATTGGGAGGGCACAGGCACAGAATTAAACATGAACATTCTGGCAACGTTCAATCTTGATTTTGATGCTACCATGCTTGATAGCAATCAAATCACGGCCCTTGTTAAAGCGTATCAGTCCGGTGCGATTTCATGGGAAACCCTGTTCTACAATCTGAAGCGCGGGGACCTGATACCACAGGACATTGACGAGGAAGAAGAACAGGCAAGGATTGAAGAAAATATGACCCTTGTAAATCCAGCCCCGAATGAACCTCCCCCTGAAGAAGATACAGAAAATAAGGGCGACAATAAGGGCGACAATCAGGAGCCGCCCCCTGAAGAAGAGGGGACAAAATAACTGTTCTTATAATTGACTTTATTTTCTATGGATATGAATAGACAATTAACAAATTTAGCGGCATTTATATTCGGTGCTATTTTGTGTATGGCTCCGCACAAAATAGTGGTCACAATAAATGCCGCTATTTTCTGTGGGATCAGACAGAAATTACCAGCCACTATAGTCTTCACTAATTTCTGTGATGTCAGACAGAAATTAGTAGAGCCAATAAGTCATTTTATTTTGTGTGGCGCCATGCAGAAATTATCAACTGTTATTAAACTGACTAATTTCTATGGATCAATTTCAGGGACCATATTAATTAGTAACATCAATATGACCACTTAATTTCTGTGTGGTGCCACCTTTTTCCGGAGATTTATAATGTCTGCTAATCAGAAAATACTTGATGAAATCATAAAACATGAAATTGACCTGAAAAACCTGTCTGAAACTGGGACGAACAAGATTATCCGGATATACAACAGGCTGATTGATGAATTACGTTCAAAATTGAAGGAAATAGACCCTACGGCGCCCACACAGCAACGATACAAGGAAAAACGATACAGGGCCTTGCTTGAACAGTCTGAAACGATTGTGGGCAATTTTTACGCGGATATGGCAAGTTCTCATTATGACATCATGACGGATTATGCAAAAGGTGAATCTGAATGGTTTGGTCAAATAGTCAATAATTCAATTGGTTTTTCTGTGATGTCCGTGGGCCTGCCTGCTGAAGTCATCAAGCGAATAGTTGACGACACCATGATTGAAGGCATTCCCACAAAGGAATGGTGGAAAAAGCAAGATGCGGATTTCCGGTTTCGTTATAAACAGGAAATGCAGACGGGAATACTTGCAGGGGAAACCATAAATCAACTTTCAGGCAGATTGACAAATAATATTGCACCTATTCCACGTAATCATGCACGCACACTTTCCCGCACTGGCTATCAGTCTGTTTTTCAGTCAACCCGTGGGGAAATGTATGAAGAAAATGCGGATATCATAAAAGGCATCATGTGGACGGCTACACTGGACACACGAACCACGCCCATATGCAGAGCCTTGGATGGGCAGACATGGTACTTGCCGGACTACAGGAAATGGACGGCTACAAGGAAGTTCCCCGGATATCCACCTATACACTGGAATTGTCGTTCTACCACTTCCCCGGTGTTGAAGAAGCTTGAAGAACTGGCAAAAAGCAATAAGGATGTGGCGCGGACTATAGACAAGGAACCGGATAAAGCACGGCGGGCGGCCCTTGACGGCACAGTTCCCAAAAGTACCAATTATGACCAATGGCTGAAAAAACAGCCTGCATCTGTTCAAAAGGAGGTACTTGGGGATGATGTTTACAAATTGTGGCGGGACGGGAAAATAACATCTGTGAAACAGTTGATTGACCGTTCAGGGAACCCGTTGACATATGAACAGCTTTACCAGAAATATAGGATGGTGCCAAAATCTTGATATCTTGACATGTTTTTCTTAAAAGATTAATATTTTTATAAATTTAGGAGAATGAAATGGCTAATTTTGAAGTCAATTTGATTTATGAAGGTAAAACAGGAAAAATCCGGTATAATGAAGAAGAAAAGAAAGTGGATGTATCCGGCTTTTCTGATGACATAGCAAAAAATATTTTGAAGTACATGAACACAGAACAGGTTTTTTATATTCCCGAGTCACAAGATATTGATGATTTCAGGGAGGACAAAGTAAAACCCACGGAAAACCAAACGTATGCAGAACTTGCCCTGTGTCATATATGGGCGGCCCTGCGGGTTTGGGTTGACTGGAAATCACAGGTACTTCATGGTAATAATGGAAAATCAAAATAACACAAAGGAGCTTATTTATGGCACTTAAACTGATGTACAAGGACCCGGCGGAAATTCCAGAAGACTTTAAGGACCTTTATGAAGAAAAGGAAGGCGTGTGGCACCTGAAGCTTGAGGATAAGGTTGCACCAAAAGACAAGCTTGATGAATTCAGGCAAAATAATGTCAAGCTAATGAAACAGTTGAAGGAATATGAAGACAAGTTGAAGGGCGTGGACCCAGACGAGTATAAAGCCCTGAAAAAGAAAATGAAGGAACTGGAAGAAAAGAAATTGCTTGAAGCGGGCAAGGTTGAGGAACTGGTCCAGCGGAAAGCCATGGAAATCAAACAGTCATATGAAGACAAATTGAAGGAACTCCAGAAGGAAACGCAGACTGTCAAGAAGACTGCGGAAACATACCGTGACAAGCTTGCACGGACTGTTATTGATAGTGAAGTTCAGCGGGCTGTTCTGTCCGTGGCCAAACCCCGGAAGGGCGCAATTAATGACATTCTACTGCGCGCAAAAACCACATGGAAAATCACCGAGGATGGAACTCCACTCCCCTTCAATGACAAGGGTGAAATCATCCAGAAGGATGAAGGACCGTTGACTTTCAGGGATTGGGCGGAAAGTCTTGTTGAAGAAGCCCCATATTTGTTTGAAGGCTCTGGCGGCGGCGGTGGACGTGGCGGCAATGGCGGCGGTGGCGGCCCGAAAACGATTTCAAAAGATGACAAGGAAGCATTTAATGCCCACCTTGAAGACATTGCAAAGGGCAAGATAAAAGTGGTTGCATAATGGAATACGATTTTTTTAAAAGGGTTCGTCGAAAATGCGGCGAGCCCTTTTTTGAAAATGAACACTGTATGCTTTACCATGGGGACAGTGCGGACCTGTTGCCATATATGCCGCATTTTGATGGGATCATCACGGACCCGCCCTATGGGATTAATTATTTCAGTAACAGACGGTGTCGGACCAAACACAAAAGAATTTCAGGGGACCACGAACTACCTGTGGACCTTATCAAATTGTCTATTAAAAAGGGCAATTGTTTTTCTTACGTGTTTTGCAGATGGGATAATTTGTGTGAACTTCCACGGCCCCGGTCTGTTATCGCATGGGTGAAGCGGAACCATACAGCAGGGGACTTGCAACATGAACATGGACGCAGATGGGAAGCTTGCTGTTTCTACCCGGGCGTTCACCACAGGTTCAGAAAACGCCCGGAGGACGTCATATTTTGCCGCACAACAGGAAACAAGCATCATCCTACTGAAAAGCCCGTGGAGCTTCTCAGGGACCTTTTACGGGCGAATTATGGCCATTCTGTTTTGGACACGTTTGCAGGCAGTGGTTCCACTTTGATTGCCGCAAAAGGTTTAGGTATGAAATCTGTGGGAATTGAAATTGACCATGATTATTGTGAACTGATTGTGTCCAGACTGACTAAAAAAACAATATTTTCCCCTTGATACTTATTGTTTCTTATGCTATAGGAAAAATATTAATATAAAAATATAGAAACCTCCTGACGGTGTTGGCGAGGTTGACTTTCCGGCGGAAAGGTTTGAAATTTTAACTTTTTTGTAGAAATTCAACTACTTAAACATTTTCAGGAGGTTTTTATTATGCCTAATCAACTTGAAGCTGTCATTCCCCAGTTACTTGCACAGGGCCTGCTTGCATTGCGTGAAAATACTGTCATGCCGTGGCTCGTTAACAACAGTTATGAAGCAATGGCGGCGGAAAAGGGTGCGTCCATTGACATTC